TCTGGAGCGATGATCGCAAGACCAACTCCACCGCCACCTACACCACGGCCAACACCAACTCCAACCCCCCGACCTAGCAGTCCGCAAGCTGTTTCTCCCAGTGGTCCCGAAGCCCCAAGGAGAAAAGCGAAAGATGATAAAGCGTAGAATCAAAAGAGTAACAAAAGAAATTTTTGCTTTGTCTCTTACTGCTGGTTCAACAGGTATTGTGCTTATTACGTTGTCTGGTGAAACTAGAGAATACGGTATCTGGTTAAGCGTTGGCAGTTTGATTTGCCACATGATAGGTGTCTGGATTGAATGGGGCGATGAATGAGTTTAGAAGCCCTGTTCCTTTTGGTGCTTACTGGTTGCCTGCTTCCGTGGATGGCGTGGGTATCAACGGTTCTTATTAAGATCGAGATTCGTTTAGCTAGAGGTGACGCTGTTCTAAACAACGTTGAGGGCCAATTAGAGGACCATGAGCAACGTATCAGGGCGTTAGAAAGCCGTTAAACGCACACCCAGTGCTGCCAGCCTCCACCAGTTGCTCTATATATTAGCCAAGCGCTTGTGTAGATGTTTGCTACAGGGTCAAAGGGTGATGCTCCTTCAAAGCCAGCAGCTCTAGCACGGGAAGGCCAGTACACTTGAAGGTGCTGCATTAGCCCTGACGCTCCGCTTGATGCGTTGTAAGCATCTGGATCTCCAAAACTCTCACAATTTAATACACTGAGAAAACGGTTAGTATCTTCTACTGGCCCTCCATTAGCGACAATAGCTTCTTCAACTGTTGTCCTCCAGCGTTCAACATCAGGTCCATAATCCTGCTCAATCACCATGTCCCAAAAAAGGTTAACGTTAATGTCCAACTCCATAGCTTTTTGCCGGTGAGCTAAATGTGTTTGCCTGCCATAAATGCCGTCTTGCTCAACACCCAACCAGTACTGCAACCATTGAACTGATGAAGATTCTTCAAGCCATTCGTATTCATAGGCGTATGTCCATTTTTCCAACATGCCCCAGTCAATAAACGGGGGGTGGTTGTTATGATCTGCTTGAGCTGGCGTTGCCGTAAATAGAAAACCTAGTGTTAGAGCTATTGCGAATAGTTTTTTCATAAATAGTTGTCCTTTTCATTATGATGCCTCCAAATCATAAGCAACTCTGCTGCAAAATCGGCATCCAATATAGCTACCTTACCAACCGCTCGACCTGCCGCTGATCGCCTGTCCCCGTGGATAGCAAAAATAACCCACTGATTATTCTGGGCAACCTTTCGGATGCGGCTAATCCACGGGAACAAAGTCCACTTGCGCCTAAATTTACACTCAATCGGAATATCTAAATCCCCCAACCAGATGTCATGCGACTCAGTGTTAGCGCTTGTTCTATGAGCGTCTTTGTGCCCCCATTCGTAGAGCATAGCTAGTATTTCATTTTCACCTGTTGTTCCCTTTTGCTTTGCTTTAGACATTAAAACAATTTCTCCTGTTTCTCTAATCGTTTGTGTTCAACGGTAACTATCGTGTCGTTACGAACACCTCCATGCGGCACAAGCATGACCTCTACCAGTTCAAAGCCTAGCTTCTTTCCAATGCCGCCGGAAGTCCAACCGAACCTAATAACTTTGCCTTCAGGTTTAACGATCCGTGCTATCTCTTTTTTGTACGCTGTCCACGGGTTTTGTGTATCGTACTGGGTGACGGTACGCCCAATACCTTCATAGCATTCTTTGATCTGACGGACACTGTACGGTGGGTCGAAAAGAACTCCGTCAACTGATTCATCATCAATAAGTTTCAAGAAATCTAATGCTTCCAAATTGTAGTCAGCGTCGAACTCTGGGTTAATGTCGTTAGTCCACGTCATTAAATGTTTAACGTTGCTGTTCCTGACAAAAGGATCAACCCAAATTTTCGCAGTATGTGGCCACGCCCCCAATAGCTCACGCCTAAGCAAATGAGCTATTGGTTTAATGGTAAAAGTTTCCGAACTGGGCATCGCCCATTCCCTTGAAAACTTTATCTCACTCAACGATTGGCCCATAATGGGTATCAGCGTAAGCGTCGATAACGTGACGGATTTGACCTGACCGGCTTCGCCCTTCGGCAATCGCCCAAGCGTCAACCTTAGCTAACAATGACTCTGGGATACGCATAGCGATTAACTTGTCATTCTTAAATTTTGGTTCTTCTTCTATTGTTGTTTCTGGTGCTTGCATTACTGCTCCTATAATCGATGTTTCTGTCCGCATCTGGGACACGCATTGTTGTTTGCTTCTAACACTTTTGAACCGATTACCCAACCACAATCACAGCTAACATAATGCGGTGATTTAGTGCGTAATCGTTCTTTCTTTTTACCGAAATCTTCCCACACTAAAAAGGAAGTTCTTTATCGTCGTCGTCATAATCAAGTCCAGTGTTTTTCTTAAACTGGGCTTTGTAGTCGTCGTCGGCTGGGCCTAGCCTGCCTGAACCAGAAGAAAAGTTTGATGGCCCCTGAGCTGGCCTAATGATGGCCCCCAAGTCCCACACGTTACAGTCCCAACCAGTAGCGGTTGTCCCGTCTTTTTTCTTGTATTGTCGGCTGCTAAATTTTCCTCGTACAATAACTCTGCTGCCTTTGCCGGTTTTGTTTGCAACGGCTTCCGCTAGAGCTGTACTGCTGTCTCTAGAATCTTCCCAAACGTTTAATGTGACCCAAAAAGTTTCGGAGTCTTTTGATTCGGATACGGCTAAGGCACTTTCGTACACTGTTTTGCCTGTTGGGGTAACCTTAGCTTCCCATTCTCTACCTAGATTGCCCATTTGGTAATGGACTCCTTCGTTAAGCATTATTAACCCTATTCATTTTGATATCATATTTTTTTTGCTGATGTGCGGCTAAACCACTGTTTGTATAATGATTTGTTCGTTGCGCCCCGTTGTAACATTGCATCATAATTCCATCTTTAACAATTCTTGTACGACAATGTTCCCAACCAAACTTTTTCCTAGCACGACTGGTTAATGAAGCTCTCGCAGTTTTTTCATTTGAGTAGTGACATATAAAATCATCATGGGTAATTAACCAAGTGTTGCCGTCGAACCAATCGTCGTTCCCTAGCCATTCCTTGCGCCAACGCCCATTTTCCCCCCAATCATAACTTGGAACTTGGGCACTTACATTTTGTTGTATTTGCATACTCATTATTTTTTCTCCTCATTTTCTATTTGTTTACTGAGATACTCATGAATCACATAAGCATCTGGGTTTTCATAACCTTTCGTAGAATACAAGCACAAGTTGACTCCCAACTTAGATGCTGCTCGACGAAAAGCGTTCGCTTCTATAACCTGCGCTCTAAAACCTTGTGTCTGATTTTTCATGCCGTCATAGTCGCCTGTTGATTGAATACTGTACGGTCCCTTACCATCAATTTCATCAACGGTTAACTCCCATACGCTTGCTTCAATCTTTCCTTCGTTGTCAAATAAATCTGAATTGGGTACTTTCCTCCATGAAAAGTTCCCTACGGTTGCTAGTAACTGCTGTACCGTGTTTGACCAACTTACAAACAATAGATCTTTATTTGCTTTTGGCTTTGTCTCGATAAAAACTGAGCTAGGCGGTTTCGTTAGCTGTACTAATTGTGACATCAAGTTCCTCCTCACCTGATAATAAATTTGAATGATACCGTGCAACGTCAAGAGTCACATCATCTGACCCTAAACGCTGACACAATTCGTTGTGTCGGCAATACCTACATTGCCAAGCACCACCCTTCGACGGCACTCCATAAGGACTAGGAGAATCTTGAAATTGCAACTCTCCATTGTCGTCAGGAATATACGGTTTTGGTAGATCCCCGACAGCAATATCTTCTTGAACTGATTTGAACCAGCCCAATTCCATTTCTGCTATTTGACGTGGTGTTATGCCCCATTCAGAAATGTGTTCGTCGAGGCCGATCACCCACTCGATTGTGTCTCCGACTTTTATTTTGTCACGCCAGCTATCCTGTTTCGCAACGTAGACAATCCAGAGTTCATCAACTTCTGCGCCGATAGCGTACAGTGCTGCCTGTGCCACATGAGCCATTTTTGGGAGTCCATCTTTTGCGAGCCTAAACCCAAACGAACTTGATGACTTTATCTCTAAAAGCCTTTGCGTTGATTCGTCAACCCATATCAAACCATCGCAACTACCAGAGAGAGACACGTTAGTTATCGGAGTTAAATCTAGGGGTAGTTCATACTGGCCTGAAAACGCTTTTTGACACGCTTTTTGGATACCTTCGTGGACAGCGTTGCCGATGTCAAAGGCGATCAAAGTGCCTTTGTCAATAGCGTTTGTCTCTTGAAAGCGCAAACTCTCAAAACCTCGCTGCCTAAGACAAGAACCTGTCGAACTTATACGAAGTTGAGTCCCACAAGCCGTAGGTTTTTCCTCACGACTATCCTCTAAGTATTCGCCGTAAATCCGGCCAATTTCTTGTGTAAATTTCACGATAACCCCTCCTGCAAATACTGTTCGTATTCACGCTGTGCTAATAAATGACGTTCTTCATTTTCGATACGCTCCTGTTCGTAATCAATGTCGAGGCGATACCACGCCTGCCTTGGGAACCCCTTAACATCCATCATTTTGGACTCAATCGGGACTCCGCATTCTCTGAGTTCTCTGGCCCTCCTAGCGCCATCGCCACCTCCAACAATTTCTGAAAGTTGATCTCTTGAAATCCAACCTTCATAAATTAAATAGTTGGGGTTTTCAACATCAAAAGTATTCCGATGAGATTTCGTTAACCTAATGTGTTGCGCTCCTTGCAAATGTTCAAGAACTTTTTTTGCTAATTTTGTCGTATCGCCTAAAGTTTTAGCTGCCTCATGAGCTGTAGAATTGTGGCTGTCGGCGACTTGGGCACGATATTTCCCTGTAAACGGTCTATGACACGTCGGACAACCGTTAGAGTATTCCTCAAGTCGGGTGATATTTTCTAATCTTTTGACGGCCATCGACATTGCCTCTAAATAAACTTTATCGTTCATCGTCATCTTCTTCCTGTAAGGATTCGACCTTCTTAGCCGCTTCCGAATAAGTAAAAGTAATCGCTTCGACCACATCGTATAAAGGTCGTAAATAAGGATCTTCCATATCTTTTTTCTCCATTTCTTTTGTTGACTGACGCATCTTCTGATGAATCTCTAGAGTTCGCAGATCGTTGCGCTCTTTGTTATACTCACTGTAGCAGTACCTTGTTAAAAAACCAAATACAAATGCTGCAATTCCTGTCGCAAGTACTGGGATCAAACTCATAATGTCATACTAAATGAAGTTATACAACTTGTCAAGCATTTCAATAAAGTTTTTTTCTAAACCTCTCACGCTGCCGTTCCGCTGCTGTACGATTCGCCCGATAACCCCACATCTGGTCTATCGGCTCCGTCTTAACCGAATCCAACCAACATTCTTCAACCACTGAACAATCCGAACAAATCTCCCTACACGCCCTATGCTTATCCGAATAGAAAAGACTTGGCCCCATGCCCCTACAATTCGCTTTTTCATGCCACGATGCCACAAAAAAAGAATACTACAAACTTGTCATTTCGCAGGAGATAGGATACACTGACTTTCGAGGTGACCTCCTCCGAAATTTTGTTGACGCAAACCCCCCCGTATCTATACGGGGGGGTTTTTCGTTCACCTAACGGTATAGCGATATAGCTGTGATAGTGGATTTTTTTCGCTTCGAGTTATCTGGGTTTGTAATAACGACTATTATTTGACCTTTGATTTTGGGCATTAAATAAAGAATCCGACACTGGGGACTTAGTGTCGGATTCTTCGTTTTTTGAGAGCGTATACGGCTAGCTGCAGAGCCTGAATCAGGGAGTGACTTTACCGTACTACCTTAGCTCCCCCCTTAGACGCTCTGGGGAGTACTCTCAAATTTATTATAGACCAAGATACTCGATAAATGCTTTCCAGCCTTTGCGGATAATGAACGATGTCCAGTATAGTATAAAGAGTATCAGGGATAATTCGACTGTCCAAATAAATACTGTTGCGAGTGTTTGTTTCATTTTTGAACCTTTAGATATTTCCCTATAGTGTTCGGGAATAGTTTTGCTAGCTTTATGGTGCAATCGTGACAAATGGTTTCGTCAAATTCTGTATCCCAATCGTCGATAAACATTCCGTATCCTCCACTAACTCGAATATCTAATCCGTTATCCGGTTGTCTTGGACCTCCAAGTGTCGGTGAAACCTTTTCGCATTCTGGGCAGATATGGATTTCTTCTCCATTTAACATGACCGCTACTAGTTTGTCTTTATTGTCGCTCATTAGTTATCCTTATATTTTGGTAATTTTCTTCCATTTAATTTCGGGAAGATCTTTTCGTAAGGCGTTCATTTCTTTGATACGCCTAATTTCGGCAATATCGCCATAATCATTCTGAGTAAGATGATCGGCTTTTCTTGATCGGTGATTGTACTTTCCGTCAATCTTTTCTAACTCGCCGTCGAATAAACATTCTTCGGGTGTGTCAAAAAGTTTTTCTGAGGGTTTATCCGGTAGGAAACTCATGGTCCTGAAAGTCCTGTGATCCACCCTACGAGGATGTCATCGCAGTCAGCGTAATGAAGATCTAAGCATTCATCGCTAGCTTCCTCTTTAATCATTTCTGCGATTTCATCCCATTCTGGGGAATTATATTTAGGTAATTTCCAGTCTTTCGGGGCTTCGTGGATAGCGTAAACCCTGACCCACCAATTAGGACCAGAAAATAATCCTGTTAGTTCATGTTCTACTGTTTCTTTAGACATGTTCGACCTCCTCATCGTCGCACTCGATGTCCCATGTTTCTGTTTGCAAATGGTACGCTTCACCGTGGGCTTCAGCTACATTGCATTGTGATTCAGCTATTTCGCAAGCCTCCTCTACACTTTGGGCTTCGACCTCGATTTCTTGTTTAGCTTCAAAGGTCACTAGGACTGTTACTGTGTATTGTGCCACTTTGGGCCTCCATTTCTGTTTTGTTGACTGTTATCAATCTAGCACATTCGTATAACAAATGCAAGTTATTCCCCAATAAATTAAACAAAATTCCTTAAACCGCTCCACTAGTGTTGGCCCAAGTGCTATCGATTACTCTCCCATCTGGAGTGACGACTTCTTGAAGAAAGTACGCTTGATTTTGGTCTGATAAGTCTTTCCCTTCACCAAAATTAAAAGTATGGTGTGGAAAGAATTTTTCTAAACATTCAACGTGCTTTTTATGCTGCCCATAGCATCGTCTGGCTTCACCCTCGTCGTATAGATTCGTAAAGAGAATGTCGCAACGTTCTATCAGATCTGAAAAGTAATCTACTTCGGCATCATAATTCTCTGGTATCTCTAGCTCCCCTGATGAAAAACCTTCGTATCGTTCTTCGTAACTAGTTAGCCAAATGTTGATCCGGTAGCCGGTAACGCTTTTTCCGGTGTTCTGATAATCTTCAACGGTGCAAAGCTCAGAAGTATCAATATCAATTTCCCAAGTCCCCCACTGCCAACCGTAAAGTTCGTCAAGGTCTTTATATGTGACATCGGCAAAGATCTCGAACGTGAAATGTTCTGCAACGATTTCACCCCAATCTTTTCCTGTTGTGTCGATGATTCTTTTTTTGTCCATTGGTGTCTCCTTTGTTTTGTTGACGGTATTAGTATAACATACTTGTATAACAAATGCAAGTTATTGGTTAGCAACTATATTCCCAGCGCCTTGCGCTTGGATGTTATGGGCTTCCCAGATGTCCATTGAATTATCGACTTCGCCGATGTATTCTTCACCGAACTCGCCGTTATATTCAAAGCGGACCTTAGACCTATCCCCCCACATTTTCATGTGTCCTTGCTCAACCAATTCGCATTCGATTGAATCCAGAACACATTCAATGGATGGGTAAGATCCGTGTCTTGCTTTCTCCTTAAAAGTCTTAGCGACTCCTTCAGAGATAGCTTTGATCTCGCCTTTATTCATAGCTTCCTCCTTTCTGTTTTGTTGACTGGCATCAGTATAACATACTTGTATAACGTTGTCAAGTTATTTCTAAAAATGTAACATAAATGTAATATGCGCCCCATCGCCTAGCGGTAAAGCTACAGGTATAGCTATCAGAAAATTTTGAAAATCGGGCTTGATTTAATGGAAGCCATTAGACGACGCTGATAGTGAATGTAGTTGGCCGGAGCTTGCGGAGGCCAGCGTTTAGAAGCCTCTCCGGCGT